TCTGCCGCGTCGATCGACTCATCCGACGGGCAGACGGCCGACGCCGTCTATCGTTACGTACGTCGCACGAACCGGAAATTCGGCGCCGCGCGCGTCATGGCGATCAAAGGCTCGACCAGCGACAAGGCTGAGATCTTCCGCGCGCCGGCGGCGCCACTCGACGTGAATGCGCAGCACAAGGCTGCGAAGCACGGTTTGCGGCCATACATGGCCGGCGTCTCGCACGCCAAGGACCTGATCCTGGGTGCGGACGAAAATGCCGGGCGGCTCAACCTGCAAGATCCGGAGGGCAAGACCGGACGCGGGCCGCAGCGCATGCACTTCTATCGCGGAACCCGCGCCGACTATTTCGAGCAGCTCACCAGCGAAGTCAAGGCGCCCGCGCGTAACCAACCGAGGGGCAAGAAAGTCTGGCAAAAAAAAGCCGGCAAGCGCAACGAATTCCTCGATTGCGAGGTCTATGCGCTGCATGCGGCGCGCGCCCTGCGCATCGATACCTGGGCCGAGGCGCGCTGGCACGACCTGGAGCAAGCGATCCTGCAGGCGAACCTCTTCGCGCCGAAGCAGGAGGCCTCCGTCGCGCCCGCGATCGATGCTTCTGTGCCGACGCCGCCGGCGGCGGAGGATCTTGGGCCCGCAGTCCAGACATCTGAATCGGAGGCCGGTTCGCCGCCTGCGCCGCTGCTGCCGGCGGCGCAGGCGCAGGTACAAGCGCTCGTGGCCCCGCAGCGTCCCATCCGCCGCATGCGTCACCGCGGCGTCACCTCATAGGAAGGATCCGCGCATGGCAGGAATCACACAGGCCGACGCCGAGACGCGCTTGGCCGAATACATGACGGCGGAGCAGAAGGTCCTCGCGGGCCAGGAATACACCATCGGCACGCGCAGCCTCAAGCGCGCAGACCTGGAAACAATCCGCGAGGGCATCCAGTATTGGAACGGCGAGGTGCAGCGCCTCTCCCGCGGCGGCATGCGCATCCGCGGCGGAACGCCGACATGAAGGAAGCGCCGCGACCGGACGTGCGCCAACTGGGCGAACAGATCGCGCGCGGCGCCGCGCCCACGGTGACCGACCGCATCGTCAACTGGCTCGATCCGGTGAAGGGCCTCGCCCGCGCCCGGGCGCGCTACGCGCAAGCCATGATCGGCGGCTATATCGGCGGGTCGAGGTCCCGGCGCGCGACCTCCGAATGGCGCACGCGGGCGGCGAGCGCCGACGCGGACCTGCTGCCGGACCTGCCGACGCTGTGGGAACGCTCGCGCGACTTGGAGCGCAACTCGCCCATCGCTGGCGGCGCGATCAACACGATCGCGACGAACGTCGTCGGGACGGGGCTCATGCTGCAGTCGCGCGTCAATCGCGCCGTGCTCGGCATGAACGAGGAGGAGGCGAGCGCCTGGCAGACGAAAGCCGAGCTCGAGTTCCAGCTGTTCTCGAGGGAATGCGACATCACGCGGACGCAACCTTTTTACGAATTGCAGGACCTGGTTTTCCGCGGGGCGCTCCAATCCGGCGATTGCTTCAGTTTGCTGCCTTCGCTTCGGCGGCCGGGCGACGTCTACGCACTGAAGATCCAGGTCATCGAGGCGGACCGCGTTTCAAACCCGAAATTCACGATGGACCGGCCGGAGCTCGCCGGCGGCGTGGAAATGGACCAATTCGGAGCGCCGGTCGCCTACCACATCCTGCGCCAGCATCCGGGCGACTTGCTGACCAAGGCGCGGGAATGGGATCGCTACCCGGCGTTTGGCGAGAAAACCGGGCGGCGCAACGTGCTGCACCATTTCAGACGGTTGCGGATCGGATCGAGCCGGGGCGAACCGCTGCTCGCGCCGGTGATCGAGCCGCTCAAACAGTTGGACCGCTACACCGAAGCGGAAATTATGGCGGCGGTGATCGCCGGAATGTTCACCGTGTTCGTGCACTCCGCGGGGGGCAACGCCCTGGAGCCAGCGGCGCCGAATTCCCTGGGCAAGGAAACCGGCGCGAAGAGCTCGGACGCCGACATCAAGATGGCCTCCGGCGCGATCGTCGATCTGGGCGAGGCGGACAAGGTCGATTTTGCGAACCCCGGCCGGCCGAACGCGGCCTACGATCCGTTCGTCATGTCGATCCTGCGGCAGATCGGCATGCGCCTGGGCCTGCCGTATGAAGTGTTGATCATGCACTTCACCGCGAGCTATTCGGCAGCGCGCGCGGCCCTGCTGCAAGCGTGGCGGTTTTTCATGGTCCGGCGCGAATGGCTCGCGTGCTCGTTCTGCCAGCCCGTCTACGAGGCGTGCCTGGCCGAGGCGATCGCCGGCGGGCGGATCGCCGCGCCTGGGTTCTTCAGCGACCCGCTGATCCGCATGGCGTACTGCGGCGCGGAATGGCAGGGCGACGGTATGCCGGCGATCGATCCGGAGAAAGAAGTGAGCGCGGCGGAAAAGCGCATGGAGCTGACAATGACGACGCTGCAGGACGAGACCGCCGCTTACAACGGTCGCGACTGGCAGGCAAACGTCGAGCAGGCCGCGCGCGAGCGCGAAAAGCGCAAGGCGGCGGGGCTCTTGCCCGAGCCGGCGCCCGCGGCTTCGCCGGCGCGACCGCAACCGGACGAGCCCGCGAACCCGGACAACCCGGGCGGCTACGACACGCCGGGCGCGGTGGCCGAGCTCGTCTCGGCCTTCGGCGCGGAGATCCGCGCGCGCGACGCCGTGATTCTGCCGGCGATGACGCGCAGCAGCGAGGCGCTCGCCGCCGCCGCGGCGCGCGAGATCCCGGCGGCGCCCGCGCCGGTGGTGAATTTCCACGAGGGCGCGTTCCGGATCGAGCACCGTGCCGGCGATACGCACGTGACCGTGCCGGAGCGCTCGGTGAGCGTCACCGCGCCGGTGGCGCCGCTGCCGCCGCCCACGCGGCAGACCATTGTGCGCGACTCCGCTGGAGAAATTGCCAGCATCATCACGCGACCGATTGGGGAGGACTAAATGCAATTCACTCCGCTGAAGAATTTCTTTTCCGAGGAACTGAAAAGCCAGTATTGCGTCGGACTGTCATACACCGTCAAGCCTGACAAGGATCACGCGAAACTCGCCGCACTCGTTCCGAAGTGGATCAAGCAAGGGCTGGTGCGGCCCGGGGCGCCGGATCTCGCGGCCTCGGAAAAAGTCACCGGCTCCGGCGAAGTGCAGACGATCGGCGCCGCCGATGTCGGAACGCTAAAGCTCTAGCCCATGGCCACCAGTCACCCAACTGCGGTCCGCACCGGAATCGCAGATTTCGTCGTCGATCAGCTCGACGAGGGCACGCCGCCCGGGAAACTCGAATTCCTGACGGCCGGATCAGTTTCGGTAGCGACGCTCACGTTTGCAAACCCCGCGTTCGGTGCGGCAGCCGCTGGAGTTGCGACTGCGGGCGCGATCGTATCCGACACGAACGCGGACGGCGGCACCATCGCCAAGGCCGAGTTGCGTAACGCCGCGCTCACGCCGAAGGTGCTGTGCTCGGTCACCGCGACCGGCGGGGGCGGGGACATTCAACTATCGAGCGTGGTGGTTTCGGTCGGGCAGACGGTGTCGATGACATCGCTCACCTATACGGCGCCGGCGTAAATGCTCCTCCTCGGCAACACCTCGCACATTCTGAGCGTGGTCACCGGCTCGGCGACGCCGGTCGACGTGCACGCGAGCTATGTCGACATCACCATCGCGACGGGTGCATTCGCCGACGCGCAGCCGCAGAACACGGCGATCGCGACCGCGGCCACGACCACCATCGTGTCGAGTCCCGGCGCAGGCAAGTCGCGCAACGTGCAGACGGTTTCGATCCACAACAAGAGCGAGACCGCCTCGAACCGCGTCACGGTGCGGCACTTCGACGGCACGACGACCTCGCAGCTCGTTCGCATCACGTTGCTGCCGGGTTATGCGCTCACCTACGTCGACGGCGACGGCTGGGACGTAACCATCCCGAACCCGGCACGCCTGGAGATCGCCGGCTACGACGCGCAGCAGGACTTCGGTTTCGTCGGCGACCTGGTGACGGTGTTCGACGGCGCCTGCAACGTCGCGGCGAACACCAAGATCACCTCGGCCACGGCGGCATTCACCACCAACGCGGCCGTCGGCCAGCGCATCACGCTCGCCGGTGCCGGCGCTTCGGGTGCGATGTACGTCGGCACCATCCAGGCGATCGACTCGGCGTCGCAGGTGGACGTGTCCCCGGCGGTTGCGACCACCGTATCGGCCAAGGGCCTCGGTTTCGGCACCGACAACACGGCGGCGATAACGTCGATGGTCGCGGCCATCAACAACGCCACCTTCCCGGGCGCGAAAGTGGTGTTTGGCAAGAGTTACACCAACGCCTACGGCTTCCCGGCGCGGGCGCTGTTCAACAAGCCGGTGCAAGTCGAGGGCATCGGCGGCGGGCATACCGCCGACACCGGCGACTACACGCGCATCGGTGGCACGCGGCTCGCCTGGTGGGCGGACTCGATTGACAGCGGCGTGGCGTACTCGGGTTTCTTCGAGTGCACCCCGACCGGCGTGCAATCGTTGAAGCGCGTGGCCTTCCGGCGCTGCTGGCTCGACTGCCGCAACGGCGACCAGAACGAGGCGCTGTTCGGATTGAAGTTGAACTCGTGCCACGGCTACATGATCGACGACTTCTTCATCATGGACCCGCTAGCCGTCGGGCTGATCACCAATATCGGCTCGACGCCGACCGAGGCGAAGGACACGACGCGCTTCTCGATCGAGGATTTTTGCGTGCGCGCGCTCGACAACCCGCAGGCGGGCGCGATGACCACGCCGATCCTGATGACGAGCGCGGTGACGCTCACCACCACGCCGCAATCGCTTACCGTGGCGGCCAACACGCTGCCGGCGTCGGGATATTGCTGGGTGGCGAGCAATCTGGGCTACCCGGTGCTGGTGCGCTACACCGGCGGCGGCGGCACGACCACGCTCACCGGCTGCGTCGTGTCGGCCGAGGAAGCGGTCAACGCTCCGGCCACGGTCAACGGCAGCAACGTGGTGCAGGCCGTTCCTGGAAACGCCGCCTGCATATTGTTCGACGGCGGCACGACCGCGAATACCTGCTGCGGCACCGCCAAGATGCTGCAGCTCTCACACGGCACCACCTGGGGACCGGCGGCGATGGAATACCGCAACGCCGACTCGATCGACTGCCAGCAGCCGATGATCAACGGCGGCAACGCTACCAACGATGGCGCAATCAATCGCATTCGCAAGCCCGGCGTGCGGTTCTGCGGATCCAACAGCAGCGACACGCTCGCGGCGCGCAACAATGTTTTCAAGAGCGGTTCGGCCGGGGCGGGCGGCGTCTTCGTCGCCGGCGTGCTGAACACCGGCGCGCGCCTATCGGCAATGCCAGGCCCGAACTACTGGAGCCTGTACCAGATGGGCAACGGCGAGCCCATTCCGGTGGTCGAGGGGAACGCCTTCTTCGACTGGCAACCGAACGGCGGCTTTGGCTACGGGCAGCGCGGCTCGTCCTCAGTTGCCGATCAAGTCGTGGCTGCGGCAACGCTGACGCTGCTCACCGGTTCGCTGATCCAGGTGCCGCCGCAGGGCTTTCAGGTCGGCACCAAGTTTCGCTGGAAGCTGAAAGGCTCGAAGAGCGCAGCGGGCACGGCAGTCCGGAACTTTTTCATCAAGATCGGCACCGCCGGTACCACTGCGGATGGCACGGTGGCGACGTTGCTGTCGCTCGGCACGGTGTCGGCAGCCGTTGATCACGGTGCATGGGAAGTCGAGATGACCATCCGCACTCTCGGCGCGGCGGCGACGGCGCAGGCACACCTGGTGCTGCAGCACCAGCTCGCGGCGACCGGGCTCTCTTCGAACAACCCGGACGTGAACGCCGGCACGATGGCGGCGTTCAACTCCACGACGGCGAAGCAATTCGTCAGCCTGTGCCTAACCACCGGCGCTTCCGAGGTGATCACGTTCCAAAGCTGCGGCGTCGAGTGCATCAACCCGGCGAACCCGTAGGTGGCGACCAAGTTCGTCGGCGACAAGGCGTTCAGTGCGACGGGCTGGTTCTCGCCTTATGTTTCCGGCGCCGGATTATTCGACCAGGAAGATGTCGAGGTAGCCGCCGGCGGTGCCGTTACCGGAACCGGCGCGCTCGCGGCGCAAGCCGCAGCGGTCAATGGCTCTGGCGTCTCGGAATCAACCGGCACTGGCGCCCTGGTCGACGCGGTCGCCGCGGTCGCGGGCGCTGGGATCAGCCTTTCCACCGGCACCGGCGCGCTTCAGGCTCAAGATTCTGCGGTAAGCGGCACTGGCGTTTCGGCTTCAACCGGGAGCGGGGCGCTCGCGGATCAGGCGTCGAGCGTCAGCGGCGCCGGCGTTTCGGAGTCTTCCGGAGCTGGAGCGCTGGCGGCTCAGGACGCCACGGCGTCGGGCGCCGGAGATGTCAGCAGCGGCGCAGAAGTCACCGGTAGCGGCGCGCTCCTCGCGCAGGATGTGGTGGCGAGCGGCGCGGGCGTCAGCGAGTCAACCGGCACCGGGGCGCTCGCGGCGCAGGGCGCAGCGGTCGCCGGAGATGATGCACCGATCACCGGCACGGGCGCGCTTGAGGCTCAGTTCGCCGAGCTTGCGGGCGCGGGCGAGGTTTCCGGCGAGATTGCGCAGGCCGTTCCGCAAGTTCTAGTCGGCCGCGGTCGCCGCCCGCGCAGGCATGCGGCGACGCGACTGCAAATTATCTCTGGCGATGGCGAATTGCATATTGGACCCGCCGAGTTGCATGGCGTGGGCGCCGTGACCTGGAATCGCCACCCGCGCCGCCGCCGCGAGGAAGAGGTTCTGCTGTTGCTTGCCGCTTAAGAGAGGAAAAATCCATGCGCCTGATCGACATCATCACATCGCCCTGGGCGATGGAGCCCGCCGCGCACGCCGAGATGATCGAGATCTATCTCACGCATTTGCGCGGAGAGAAGATCGATATCGCCGGCCTGGAGGCGCGCCTGGGCGGGCCGCTCGCGGGGACGACGCAGGGTTACGAGATCGTCAACGGCGTGGCGGTGGTGCCGGTCGACGGCATCCTCGCCAAGCGCATGAACCTACTGATGAAGGTCTCGGGCGGAACCTCCTATGAGCTGCTCGGGCGCGATTTTGCGCAGGCCTACGCGGATTCGGCCGCGCATGCGGTGATTCTGGCGATCGATTCGCCCGGCGGCAGCATCATGGGACTGCAGGAAGTCGCCGACGTGATCTATGTGGCGCGCGGGCGCGGCGGCAAGCCGATCGTCGCGCTCACCGACGGTCTGATGACCTCGGCCGCCTACTGGCTCGGCTCGGGCGCGGACGCACTCTACATTTCCAGCGACACGACCCTGGTCGGCTCGATCGGCGTCGTCTACCGGCACATCGACCGCAGCGGCGCCGACGCCAAGGCGGGGCTCAAGGTGACCGAGCTTTACGCCGGCAAATATAAAACGATGGCGTCCGAGGCCGCGCCGCTAAGCGACGCGGCGCGCGCCGATATCCAATCGAAATTGAACGCGCTCTACAGCCTGTTCGTCGACACGGTCGCGCGCAATCGCGGTGCCGATAGCGCGACGGTGCTCGCGACCATGGCCGAGGGGCGCATTTTTCAAGGCAAGGAAGCGATCGCCGCGGGCCTGGTGGACGGTGTCTCCACCCTGGACGCGCTGATCGCGCAGCTCAACTCGGGCCTACGGCCCGGGCGGACCTTTCGCGTGCTGGCCGGTGCCGCCGCCGCGAAGGCCGATGCGGAGGCCGGTGCGCCGCCCGCGACAAGCGTTTCCGTTTCTAATTCACCCGAAAGGACAGACATGACCATCAATCGAGAATTTATCCTCGCCAACCATCCGGACATCGCCGAGGTGTTCCGGTCGGAAGGCTTCACCCGCGGGCGCGACGAAGGCTTCGCCGCCGGCGCGCGCGCCGAGCGCGAGCGCATCCAGTCGGTCGAGGCGCAGGCCCTGCCCGGGCACGAAAAACTCATCGCGACGCTCAAGCTCGACGGCAAGACCACCGGTGCCGAGGCTGCGGTGCAGATCCTCGCCGCCGAGAAGGCGAAAAACCGCGGCACGCTCGCCGCACTCGCCGCCGATGCGCCGCTGCCCGCGCCGCACGCGCCCGCGCCGAGCGTCATCGCCGCCGCGCCGGAGGACTCGAACCAGCCGATCGAGCAGCGCTGCAAGGCGAAGTGGGACAAGAACGCCGAGCTGCGCGCTGAGTTCATGGGCGGTTTCGAGTCGTATCTCGCCTACGCCAAAGCAGACGAGGCGGGCAAGGTGCGCATCCTCGGCAAAAAAGCCGCCTGATCGCGCCGACAATCTCTTCTTGAAAAGGACACCGCAATGACTACCCTTGCAATCAACAAGCCGCGCTCGTTCGAGCTCGGCAGCCGCAACAACGTGCCCGTGATCGCCGCGGACATTCTCTACGAAGGCGCCGCCATCGGCGTCGTCGCCGGCAGCGGCCACGCGCGGCCCCTCGTCGCGGGCGACAAGTTCGCCGGTTTCGCCGAATTCAAGGCGGACAATTCCGCCGGCGCCGCCGCCGCCATCACCGTGCAGGTGGTGAAATCGGGCGAGATCCAGCTGCCGGTCACCGGCGCGGTGATCACAGACGTCGACCAGCCGGTGTTCGCGAGCGATGACGACACGTTCGCGTTCGCGCCGGTCGGCGGCTCGTTCATCGGCTTCGTCAAGCGCTTCGTCTCCGCCGGCGTGGTGGTGGTCGCCTTCGACGCCGGCAATTACCAGGACCCGTTCGCCGAGTTCAGCGTGCGCGAGCTGATCTCGGGCAACAAGACGCTCGATTCGGAGGATTCTGGCAAGCTCTTCTGGGTCGACACCGACGCGGCCGTCATCACGCTGCCGGCGGTGGCGACGCACGCCCTGGCGAAGATCGTCAACGGCGGCGCTTTCGGCACCATCGCGGTGACCATCTCGCCACAGGCGGTCGACTCGATCGAGGCGCCCGACATCACCGCGGCGGACGACAAGGACATCATCAACACCAAGGCCACCGCGCGCCGCGGCGATCTTGCCACCCTGGGCGACGCCGACGCGAACGGCTACGTGGTCACCGAGCTGCGCGGCATCTGGGCGCGTCAAGCGTGATCGGCTGCTGAACGGGCTGATCTTTCACAACCGATTACGAAAGGAAACAAAACATGGACCAATCACTGCTTTCCAGCCGCGCCGTCATCGGCGCGTACTACGCCCGGCTCGAGGTCAATCCCGGCCTCGATTGGGTCAACGATGTCAGCAATATGTTCGGCAGCGACCAGTCGAGCGAGACCTATCCGTTTCTCGGCCAGTCGCCGGCGATGCGCGAGTGGATCGGCGGCCGCCAGGCCAAGGGTCTGCGCGGCAACGAAGTCGCGATCGCCAACCGGCACTACGAGGCGACGCTCGAGATCCGCAGGACCGACCTGCGGCGCGACAAGACCGGGCAGATCATGGCGCGCGTCAACGAGTTCGCCGACCGTTCGCTCACGCACTGGGCGAGCCTGCTCTCGACGCAGCTCCTGAACGGACCCTCGACCGTGTGCTACGACGGCCAGTTCTACTTCGACACCGACCACGCCGAGGGCGACTCGGGCACGCAGGACAACGACATCCAGGTCGACATCTCCACGCTGCCGGCGGCGGTGCACGGCGTGGTGACGGCGCCGAGCGTCGAGGAGATGCAGCAGTCGATCCTCAAGGGCATCGCGCAGATTCTGTCGTTCAAGGACGATCGCGGCGAGCCCATGAACGAGGGCGCGCGGCGCTTCCGGCTGGTCGTGCCGATCGGGCTGTACCTGGTGGCCGTTGCGGCGTTGAGCACCATCGCCACGGCGGCGCTGCAGCAGAACTTGAACCCGAACCTCATCGCCAGCCTGCAGGTCGACGTGTCGATGAACCCGCGCCTCACCTGGACCGACTCGTTCGCGCTCTTCCGAAGCGACAGCCCCATCAAGGGCCTCATCCGGCAGAGCGAGCAGGACGTGGAGATGAAGGCGAAGGCGGAAGGCTCGGAGTTCGAGTTCGACAACGACGCCTGGCAATTCGGCATCGACGCCTGGCGCAACGTCGGCTACGGCTACTGGCAGCGGGCGTGTTACGTCACGATGATCTGATCCGGCCCGCCGTCAAGGTCGAGGGCGCCTCCGGGCGCCCTTTTTTTCAGCGCGGCTTTCGAAGCGAGGCCGCGCCGGAAAAAAATTCATTCCCCCGAACAGGAGACAGCATGAAAACGATCACTGCAGAGGCCGTCATCACGGTCAATTCCGGCAAGGTGGGGCTCACCGCCGAGCAGGCCAAGACGCGCCTGCACAACCTCAATCCGTCCATCATCGGCAGAGACGGATCGGGCGTCTACGAAGTGCGCGCGCCGATCCAGTTCAAGCGCGGCGAGAAATTCGACTTCGACGGCCAGATCGGAAAGGACGGCAGCTACTCGGATCCCGCCGCCGAGGAACACGCTCGGGCCTCTTCCGCCGAAAAGCAGCGCGTTGCCGTCGAGACGGCGGCCGGAGAGGCCCGCGCGGCGGCGCTCGCCGAGTGCCAGGCCGAGCTGCGCGAGAAGCTCGCTCCGGCGATCGAGGCCCTGCCGGAAAGACATCGCGCGTCGTTGAACGCCGCGCTCGATGCCGCCTTCGCTCTGGTGGAATAGAGGGGCGCGGCACTAGATGTTCGCCGAGGACCTCTCCGCGTTCTTCAACACCGCCGAGCACTCCGAGGTCGCGACGGTCGGCGCAACGCCGGTGAACGGCATTTTCGACGAGCCCGCGCGCGACGACATCGGCGTGGGCTCGACGCGGCCGACCTTCATGTGCGCGAGCGCGTCGCTGCCGGCGGGCTACAAGACCGCGGTGATCGTGATCCGCTCGCGCACTTTCAAGGTGGCGGGCGCGCCCGATGTCGACGAAACGGGCGGGGTCACTACGCTCGAGCTGCAGGAGCAATAGACGATGGCCGACCACCGCGCCGAGCAGATCATGGCCGCTGTGCAGACTCTGGTGACCGGGCTCGTCACGACTACGACGAACGTCGACCGCGGCCGCGAGGAGGAGATCCCTGCGGAGAAGACCCCGGCGCTGCGCGTGAGGCAGGGCGCGGACCCGATCGTCGACCCGTGGGCGCAGGCGCTGCTCGATTCCGATCTCGACGTGGTGATCGAGGCCAAGGTGCACAGCAGCGCGAGCAACGTCGAGACGCTGCTCAA